TCAGCACAACAAGGAGTTCGTGATGTTTGAGATCCTCGGTGGTGGAATCTTCGGCTCCCTTCTCGGGGGCATTTTTCGTCTTGCGCCCGAGGTTCTGAAGTACTTCGACAAGAAGAACGAGCGCCAACACGAACTGGCGATGTTCGACAAGCAGTGCGACCTCGAGAAAGTCCGCGGACAGATCAAGCTCGAGGAGATCGGGGCGCAGCGTGACATGGCCATCGACACCGGGGTCATGGATGCGTTCAAGGCGGCCATCGATCAACAGACCGAGATGGCTAAGGCGGCAGGGGGCTGGGTGGCCTCTCTAAGCGCTTCTGTGCGCCCGGTGATGACTTACTACCTCCTGCTCCTTTACGGGGCCGCCAAGACCGCCTCAATGCTTCTGGCGTACCACTCCGGTCAGCCGATGCTGGAAGTTCTGAAGGGTGCATGGTCGGTTGACGACATGGCGCTCCTTTCCGGCGTGGTGAACTACTGGATACTCGACCGTACCCTGGCGAAACGGGGGCTTGCATGAACCTGACGCTGGCCGAGGAACTGTGCAGGCGGTTTGAGGGCTTTCGCTCCAAACCGTACCTGTGCCCGGCCGGTGTTCCGACCATCGGCTACGGTTCTACGCTCTACTCCGACGGCCGCCGGGTGACGCTGGACGATCCGCCGATGGACGAGCCTACCGCCCGTGCCTTGTTGGCTTACGAACTGATGCACACCTACGCTCCCGGTGCAATCCGGCAGTGTCCGATCTTGCTCACCCTGGCGATGCAATCCAACGACTGGGGCAAGCTGAACGCCATCGTGGATTTCGCCTACAACCTGGGGGTGGGGAGGCTTCAGACCTCGACCCTGCGGCGCAAAATCAACGCGCAGGACTGGGAAGGCGCGAAGGAGCAGTTGAAGCTCTGGGTGCGCGGGGGCGGGAAGGTCTTGCCCGGGCTGGTGCGTCGCCGTGACGCCGAGATTGCGATCATGGGGGCTTGAATGAGTTCAGCCGTCAAATCTAACCCGTCCAAGTGGAAGCGCATCGTCTCCCAGGTCAAGGCCAGCGGGAAAGGCGGTTCTCCGGGCCAATGGAGCGCCAGGAAGGCGCAACTGGCCACCCAGAAGTACAAAGCCTCGGGCGGAGGTTACAAAGGCCCCAAGAGAGCGGATAATTCGCTCTCAAAGTGGACGAAAGAGGACTGGGGCACGAAGTCTGGAAAGCCGTCCACCCAAGGATCTGAAGCAACAGGCGAGCGATACCTGCCGAAAAAGGCACGAGAGAAGTTAACCCCTTCTGAATACGCGGCAACCACGCGAGCCAAACGAGAAGGAATGCGAGAGGGCAAGCAGTTTGTCCCGCAGCCCGAATCGATCAAGAAAAAGGTGTGGTGATGCCAGCAGCAGCCGTAATGACCTACGACTCGCTGGTCAATGACATCGAGACCTATCTCGAACGAACTGACCAAGCGACCATCGAGAAGATTCCGCAGTTCATCATGCTCGCGGAGCAGGTGATTGCGTCGGAACTGAAGTTCCTCGGCAACCTGATTGTGGTCGAGTCCACCATGGTTAAAGGTGAGCCGGTGATCGACAAGCCTGCTCGCTGGCGCAAAACCGTCTCGATGAATGTGACGGTTGCGGGCAAGAAGATTCCTGTGCTCCTTCGCAAGTACGAATACCTTCGGGAGTACTGGCCGGATGGGACGCAGGAGGATGTGCCCAAGTTCTACTGCGACTACGATTACACCCACTGGCTGGTTGCCCCGACCCCGGCGGCTGCGTACACCTTTGAGGTGCTCTACTACCAGCGCGTGCAGCCCCTGGATTCGTCCAATCAATCAAACTGGTTCACAGAGTACGCTCCGCAGGCCCTGCTGTACGGGTCTCTGCTCCAGGCCATGCCGTTCTTGAAGAACGACGAGCGTATGGGTATGTGGCAGGCCCAGTACTCGCAGATCATGGAAATCCTCAAGACAGAGGATGTCGCCCGGGTCGGTGACCGTCAAACCGTTGTGAGGGATTCATGAGCTTTATTTCGCCGTTCACCGGCAATGTGATCCAGCCAACCGATGTTTCGTATCGGGCGATCACGCTGTCCGCCAATACCCAGCTTCAGTGGCCTATCAACGGATCCGCAACGGATGACTACGCCGCCCGGATCATGAATGTCACGGCCACGGCCGGGAGCCTCAAGCTGGAGATGCCTCCGGCCAACCAGACCTCGGTTGGTATGGATGCGCTGATCCGAAATGTAGGGGCCACGACCTTTACGGTCGCCAATTACGACGGCACCACTATCGTGTCGGTGGCAGCGGGTGAGGCGAAGTACATCTACATCACGACCAACGCTACCGAGGCCGGTACCTGGGGCGTGATTGCGTTTGGGGTGGGATCTTCGACCGCGGACGCGGCGAGCCTTGCCGGGTACGGTCTGAAGGCGATCACAACGACGCTGAACCAATCGACGCCGGTTCAGACCTTTTCGTCGAACTACACCGCTCTGGACACCGACCGGGCCGCCACCTATGTCTGGACGAGCGGGTCGGGAACGCTGACCCTGACGGCCGCGACGACCTTGGGTGATGACTGGTTCATCATGGTTCGGAACGGCGGCACTGGAACGCTGACGGTCTCTCCGGCGTCGGGCCTGATCAACGGGGCGGCGAGCATTGCCTTGCAGCCCGCGGACTCGGCGTTCATTGTCTGCTCGGGGTCGGCCTTTTACACGGTGGGCCTGGGCCGTTCAACGCAGTTCAACTTCACGCAGTTGACCAAGGCGGTGACAACGGGGAGCTACACGCTGACCCCATCGGAAGCCGCCAATGTGGTGCAGAAGTACACCGGCACGCTCTCTGGCAATGTGACGGTCGTCCTTCCGCAGACCATCCAGGTCTACTACATCACGAACCAGACCGATGGTACGGGCGCGGGATATCAGATCACTTTCACGACCGGCGCTGGTGGCGCTACAGCGACCATCCCAGCGGGACAGCAGGTGATCTTGCTGTGCGATTCCGTCAATTTGCTGAACGCCTCGACGATTGCCGCCGGAGCGGTCAATGTCTCGCTGGTTGATGGCACGGTCGGAGCGCCTTCGATGAACTTTTCTTTAGAAACTTCGACGGGCATCTACCGCCCAGGTTCTGGTGAATTTGGAATTGCCATCCTGGCGGCGCAAAGGTTCAGATTGAGCGCGACGGGTCTCCTGATCACGGGCACCGGTACCTTCACCGGGGGCGTTTCTGGCGGGTCATTCTGATGACGCAAAAGGTCTTCGCGCTCGACACCAAGGCTGGCATCCAGCGGGATGGCACGCTCTTCGACAAGTTGTTCTACAACGATGGTCGGTGGGTGCGATTCCAGCGCGGACGGCCGCGGAAGATGCTTGGGTACCGGGTGATCTCAGATCAGTTGCTGGGGCCTTCCCGTGGCATCTGGGTGAACGCCAAGAACAGCTTCACCTCGATCTTTTCGGGGTACTCCGACGGGCTTCAGGTTCTGACCATTGATGACAACGGGGTTGGGTCTGGTGTCGCGAACTTCACCCTGAGCAACTTCACCGCCTCGGCGCTGAACCTCTGGCAGTTTGACGGCTTCTATTCCGTCACCGGCGAGATCAACAATCTCCTGGCGCATCCCGGTCAGAATTTGTCAGCAATCGACGAGGACAACAACACCCCGGTGCTGATTGGCGACATCACCGGCACCTCGATGAGCCAGATCGGCGTCTTCTCGGTGTCGGCGACATCGAACAACACGACCACGATCACGCTGGCCGCGGCCGATGTCCGCATCGGGGCGGGTCAGACTGTCACGGGGACGGGTGTTCCTGCGAGCACCACGGTGGTTTCCGTCTCGGGAACCTCGGTGGTTCTGTCCAACGCCACCACGGTTCTGGGAGCGCAGACCTACACCTTCAACAACAACATCTCGGTGTCCGGGGGCGTGGTTTCTCTGCACCCCTATGTGTTCGTGTACGGGAACGCCGGGCTGATCAAGAACTGCTCCGCCGGTGATCCGACGGACTGGGTCTCTACGGACGCAAACGAGGTCAATGTGGCCACCGGAAAGGTCGTCCAAGGCCTACCCGTCAGGGGCGGCTCAAACGCGCCTTCTGGGCTGTTTTGGAGCGTTGACAGCCTAATCCGTGTTTCGTACATCGGCGGGACTGGCACGCCCCCTCAATACTGGCGTTACGACATCATCTCGTCGCAGACATCCATCATGTC